AATACTTCATCGACAGCCTTGCTCAAAGTGCTCACAGAGCTCAGGCAAACCGTAAGCACGAAGAGTGGCTGGCTATGGAGCAAGCCTTTATTAATAACCCCCAACTAGCCACAGATGCACTAGTCCTTGGAAAGTCCTTCAAGGGGCTCACATCCCTTGGCAGCACTAAGGTTTGGGACTGGGTATAAAAATTAGGGGATCTAAGCAGGGAGAGTGGTGCCTTCCTGTGTGGATATGCGGTGAGATTGGAGGAAGAAGTCTGGTATTTCCGACCTCTCCTCCTTTCTCGTTTAATCACCAAAGACAATCAGGAACATCAAGGTTGAGACACCTGGGGACTGGCTACTGGCCCCAAAACACAGATGTAACACCGTACATACACACAGAAAATCACCAGTAGCAGAGCCGTCAGGCGAGGTGGGTGCCAACCAACCACACACCGAGACCACAGGCACAAGACGAAGTCATTCGGATTGGGATATCACAATCGACCCGAAGGGGAGATCTAGATATCACATCATCCGCACCTGAGTCTTCCTAACCGTATAACCACTATTGTTTATGACTAGAGTAAGTCTAGTCTCTTCTACTGACAAAGCAGAAGAGCTTATTGCTTATTGTGCAAGGGTATCTAACCCGTCTAATCAGGATAATCCTGAGAGCAGTAGACTCATTAATTACCTTATTAAACATCGTCACTGGAGCCCCTTTGAGTTAGCTCATGTGGTGATGGAGATAGAGACAACTAGAGCTATCTCTGCTCAGATCCTTCGTCATCGTAGTTTCTGCTTCCAAGAGTTCAGTCAAAGGTATGCTGATGTATCCCTTATGGACTTTGCTGAAGTACCTAGCCTTCGTAGGCAGGATACAAAGAACAGGCAGAACTCTATTGATGACTTAGACCCTAAGAAGGTCTCTATGTTTAACAAAGCCATAGCTTCTCATTATGCAGAGGCTGAAGATCTCTACAGAGAGATGTTGGCTAATGGTGTTGCTAAAGAATGTGCTCGTGAAGTCCTTCCTTTAGGCACACCTACCCGCCTCTACATGTCGGGATCTATTCGATCTTGGCTGCACTATATCGACCTCCGCAGATCGAACGGTACACAACTCGAACATCAAGAGATTGCTCTTGCTGCTGAGGAGATCCTCAGAGGCGTTGTACCGAACGTTTGTGCGGCTATGTGGGATTTATCATGACCGATAGGGATAGACGCCTTCAGGAGGCTCTCAGAGCTGCTGTAAAGGCAAAGAACCCTTGGATGGCTGCTTCTATCCGTGCTGCTATGCGTGGTGAGGAGTACGATCCATTCGATGGGTTGAGTATTCATCCGGAGGTCGATGATCTCTGGAAGAAAGAAAAATGAAAAGCCACCCCATCTCCGCCATCTCTGACGAGATGTCCTCGATGGGGAACACCTCGGAGTATTACGACAGAAATTTCTGAAGGGTAATACGTATGACGGGCGCGCGAATTCCCCCCGTGTACCCCCCTGCTAGTTGAGAAAACCCCGCCACTGTTGAGAATCGGGCACCCCGGGGCCAGCACAGGTCAAGGGGGAGGGGGCCACACCCCTGTCATACCAAGGGTTCTCATTAGTCCCTAGAACTAATGGGCAGGGCAGGCAGGGGTCGGCCGGGCAGTGCACGCATCCGTGTCACATCCGTGCCTCTTTATATTTCTGTGCTCATCTGTTCGTTATATAAACCTAGCTTATCCATCAACCTATCTATTGATAACACAGCCTTATGACTGAGAAAGAGAAGCTCTACAAGTCCAACGTGCAGCGCTCACTCGTTGAGATGTATCAGCACATGGAGAAGATGCTCGACTACATCCCCGAAGGGATCGAAGAAGCAGAGCTCACAGAAGACCACAAAGAAATCATCAACAAGATCGAGGCCATCGAACAGGAATGGATCGTGGACCCCGACCAACGCAAAGACCTATCTCTCATCAACTGGGAAGACGACTCATGAAACAAATCGGATACGGACTATGGCTATCGGCCTTCATCTTCACGATGAGCCCACAAGCCTGGACCCGCAACAAGGACTACTACCCACACTGCTCACCCATCGCTCACGAGATCCAGCAGGCATGGCATGAAGGGACAGTAACCACTGAGGAGGCAGGACGACTCATCCAACGCTGCTTGTCAGCCGAGGAGCGTGGCGTCTTCATCCCCTAATCAATTCCACTAAGCAAACCCTAGTAATGAAACCCCTCGTCATTGTCGGCCTTGTATCCCTAGGTCTTGTCGCCTGTGCTCCCAAGACTGTCGAGCCTATCGGCACGGTATGCAGACTCACTGCTGCTCCAATCGACCTAGCTCTTGAGCAGGGCACGATCACCCTTGAGGAGCGCAACTCTCTCATCAGCCGCTGCAACACCAACTTCGCTCAAGTTAAGTAGGAATACTCACGACCAATCACTTGCACTCAGCACGGTGAGGTGCCATACTATGGACATCAGCAACCCACACCACACCATGACCTACGAAGAATCCTTCCTCTCCACCTGTGACGCCGAAGGCCTGGCACCTGGCTGGGCCATTAAGCAGATCTTCGAAGAGCACGGATCAGACCTCGAGGACTACCAAGCCAGCACACCCAACTGGGAAGACGGCGAAGCAATCCTCAACTGGCTCGGCTACTGAGTCGCCTGAAGACTCAGGCTCTGATCACACCACACACACCACACACCACACAGCCCTCGCCACGGCGGGGGTTTTTTATTGCCTGCCCATAGCCTCAGTATCAACGAGTACACATCTCAATGACATGTAGCAAGGTCAGCAATGACATTGCGAACTTTACATACTTGTAACAATCCTGTAAACCCACTGTGCTGCAGTGGATCTCAACCACAAGTATCTCTCATCAGCGGCCAATCCTCCACGAATCACTTGCACGTAGCCAACCCATGGGGTTATGTTGTGTACATCGAACGGAAGAGCGGACCAGACAACCGCTCCACTCCACCCACCGCCTGAAGCGAGAGGCCAGCAGGATTCCATCCGACGATTGAGTGGTTCGAACCAGTGAGCAGCGACTAGACAGTTGGCTGTTGGGTCAAACCCACTCACTGGTCTGGCTCATCACGAGCCTCCCTTCACTTGCACACAACCAATGGAAGGTCCCAAGACTAAGTGGTCCCACCGAAAGCTGGGGCCTGTCAAATACCTGAAGAAGCGCAGCAAGCGATGTGTTGCCCAGTCCGTTGAGGACATGGAACGCATCATTCGCAACGCACAGATCGAGGCCACCAACAAGGCAGCCCACGAAGCCTCTTACTTCACCAGCAACTTCTGAATTCCACTCAACCAACACACCACCATGAAAAGCAACGGCCAAAAAGCAGGCAAGCAATACAGCTCCCTGTTTCATCACGCTCGCAACTTCGAGACCAAGCGCACCATCAACCCAGCAGAGGCAGAGGTTCGTATCTCTCATCGGCTGGCCCACCTGAACCTCAGCTACTGATTGCACGTGACCAACTCACAAGAGCTTCACACCATCTGGCAACAGATGACCCAAGCCCATCAACAGCTCAACAGTTCCACAGGTGCTGAGCGCATCCGGCTTCAACAGCTGATCAACATGCTCCGCCTTGAGTATCGCCACCTCACCAGCACTTTCCGATGAGCGCTTACGACTGCCACTACTACGACCGCAAAGGTAACCACCGCATCTTCTGCTGCTACGCCCGGGACATCCTCCACGCACGTCAACAGACAGAGGAGCTGGTTGGCAAAGATCTCTCACGCATCACCGGCCTGGTCAAGGTCGACAACTTCGACTGGTAACTCATGAATCACTTCACCGTAACCATCAAGCTCGACACCCTCAGCGACTACCCCGAAGAGTGGATCGCTGATCTCGTAGTCGATGCACTCGAACTTGACCTCGGAGAACAATTGCGCAGCATCTCATGCTCTACAGATTCCGTGATCGCAATACCGGCAAGTGGGAAGCCCGAGAAGGACTGACCCGCATCGAAGCCGCTTGCGCTTTGCCCATCGGCTCTTGGGAATGCCGGTTCGTCGAAGACGACCACGGCGTCCACATGTATGAGCCCAACCTTCACGACCGCTGACTTCCACCTAACCAACCAAACCATGGAACTGACTCAACTCACCGACCAACAACTGATCGACCGCATCAACTATCTGGGCGAAGAGATCCTGGCGCTCTCTTCAGACGACATGTACTACGCGATGACCTGCAACCGCTACGACGCAGTCAAGGAGGAGCTCGACGCACGGGGGCTCTGGTGATGGAACCACTGTCTGACTTCGCTTGGTTCCTGCAGGACTCAACCGATGAGGTCCTGGCAGATGCCTACGAGCAATACATGGACAACCAAGGCTCCATGTGGTTCCACGACATCTTCTGGGAGGCCAACCGCAGAGGCCTCACCCTCAGCGACCTAGAGCAAATCCTCCTCAACAAACAATGATTCGATCTCTCATCGCAACGCTTGCACTCAGCACACTGTGCATCCCACAAGTGCAAGCCTCCACCTACACCGAGAACGACCTGCTCGACACCTTTAAGGACATGGGCGGGAGGGTCTACATCGACTCCAAGATGTGTGACACGTATCCACAGGCCTATGGGATACAACAAGGTGCAACCGTCCACCTTTGCACCCAGCCTCACGGCAACGACACGGCTGAGTGGAAGGACACCATCCGGCACGAGATCTGGCACGTCGTTCAGATGTGCAACGAAGGCCCCATCACTAAGCATGCCGCGGCCATGATCGCCGACGCTCACGAGAAAGGCTGGACGGAGGGCGGCTACCCACCCAGTGTCTGGCACATCGAAGCCGAAGCCCACTACGTGGCTGCCACTCGCTCAGCCGAGGAGATCAGGGTTGGCCTGATCAAAGCCTGTTCTTGATCACTTGCACTTAACCACATGAACGTATCTCTCATCGGCAGGCAGCTCCGCCGTGAGATCGAACAGGGCGAGGAGGCTCGACGACGCCTCGAGTCCCAAACCCGTACGGCTCACGAACGGGCCTACGGCAGCAGCACCGTCTACGGACAGAAGCTGCTGAAGACAAAGCTCGGCCTCGTTGCTGAGCACCTCAAAGAGCGACGCAACCGGATGATGCAGGGCCGTGGTGGTTCTGACTTCGCCAGCTGCGCTAAGCACCTCCGGGCTGCTGACCCTGAGATCCTCGCCGTCCTCACCATGAAGGTGGCTCTAGATGTACTGGGTCAAGAGAAAGCTCCCAACGTCACCCAACTGACCACCGCCATCGGTGCTGCTGTTGAGTGTGAACTTCGTCTCAGCTGGTACAGAGACCAGGACAAAGACCTGTATCGCCAGGTTGAGCAGCGATTCCACAGCTCCACTGGTACCCGCCAGAAGCAGACTGTCTTTCGTCTCCGCTTCAACCAGGCTGGGCTTGAGTGGGACACATGGGGCGCTGCTGTCCAACACAAGGTAGGCGCTTGGTGCCTCGATGGTCTGATCTCAGCCACGGGCTGGATCGAGAAAGTCCTAGTGCAGAAGTCCACTCGCAAACGGGCGACCGTGATGCGCTACTCCCGAGAGTTTCTCGGGTTGCGTGACGCGATCATGGAGCAGTCCCTACGCCTGGCCTACTGCATGTGGCCGATGCTTTGCCCGCCTAATGACTGGGCTGAGGATGAGCGTGGTGGGTACCTCACCGAGGACATCCGACAGATGGGTCCACTGGTCCGCAAGGCTGGAAAAATTGGCGGATCTAAGCAGGGAGACATACCTCTGTCATTCCTGAACAACCTGCAGCGTGTCGCCTACCGCTTGAACCCTGGTGTTCTTGCAGTGGCGAACACCTTGTTCGACTCTTTCACAAGTGTCGGCAAGATGATCCGCATGGAACGCCTTGACCCGCCGCCTGTCATCCCCGAGGATGCAGATGAGTTCACGGTCAAGGAGTACAAGCTCAAGCGCCGCAGGATTGAAGATCACAACGCCCAGATTGAGCAGAAGAACTGGCGCACAACCGAGACCCTGTTCGTTGCAAACATGTACGCCAACGAGGAGTTCTGGCTTCCCTGGTCATTCGACTATCGGGGCCGGATCTACTCACAAGTCACCTCCCTCAATCCGCAAGGCACTGACTTCGACAAGGCGCTCATCTACTTCTCGAACGAAGGACCAGCCGACGAGGGCTGGCTCGCCTGGCACGTGGCTACCACGGCCGGACACGACAAGCTCAGTCATGAAGACCGCAAGGCTTGGACGAGGGATAACCTATCTCTCATCACAGCCATCGCCCACGACCCCCTCGGCAACATTGCCCAGTGGGAGAACGCGGGTGAGCCTTGGTGCTTCCTTGCAGCCTGCCTCGACTATGTGGCTTGCTTCGTTGATTGCACTAAGCAAACCAGCGGCCTCCCGATCGGGATTGATGCCACCTGCTCCGGCCTCCAACATCTCGCCTCCATGACCCTGGACCGCACCGCTGCGGCTCAGGTCAACGTTGTGCGCGGTGACGAGGACCGCCCAGCTGATGGCTACCGAACCGTGGCAGCTGCAGCTTGCAAGTACATCAAGGACCCTGAGGTCCACGACTACATCGACCGGAAGACCACCAAGCGCACCGTGATGACCGTCCCTTACGGGGTCAGTCGGAACAGCGCTCGGGACTACATCCGATCAGCCCTCATTGAGAAGGGCTTTGACATGTCCATCAAGGGCCGACTCCCAGAGATCGTCACCGCCATCTACGAGAAGGCAGTGCCTGAAGTCTTTGAGGGTCCGGTCAAGGTCATGCAGTGGTTACAGCAGACAGCCCGCGATCTCCTCGAGACGCGTGAGGTCATCACCTGGACCACGCCCTCTGGCTTCGTCGTCACGCAGGACTTACGGAAGTCCAAGAGCAAGGTCATCAAGACCAAGCTCATGGGATCCGTCACTGAATGCGTAGTCGGTGATGGCTGGGGTGACCCGGACGTCAAGCATCACGTCGGCGCTATCGCACCCAACTTGGTGCACAGCCTCGACGCATCTCTCATCCACCTGACCTTCGTCCACTGGGACCAACCCTTCACCGTCATTCATGACTGTGTGCTGGGTCGCTCCTGTGACATGGACCAGATGAGCCACGAGATCCGGCATCACCATGCCGAAATGTACAAGGCTCTGCCGCTCGCTGATTGGGCCAACCAAGTTGGTGCCGTCATCCCTGACGGAATGATCATTGGCGACCTGGACATGGATGAAGTTCTCGAATCCCCTTACTTCTTCTGCTAATGGCTTTTACGAACGAGACCCTGCTCGAACGGCTCCAGACCTACGTGGAGATGGGCGAATACGAAAAGGCCGAGACCCTGGCCCAGGTCGCTGACCATCTTGAAGAGTGTTACCTCTGGGATGTTAGTTTCGATGAGACGCATGGTTAGACCAATGCCACGTAGCACACCTATCAGCTCGCAGGCCGCCTACCGCGTCCACGCGATTGTTGAACTGATGCGGTCCACGGGAGAACGAGAGTTCCCCGCGCAGCTCATGGGGATCTTCTTCTGGATTGCGGCCCACGACGGTTGCAAGCAGGAGAACTTAGCCGAGAGCTGCAACATGTCCCCATCTTCGGTGTCCCGCTGCGTGACATGGCTTGGCCCTCGTCACCGTCTGGAGCATCGATCCGGCCTTCGGTTGATCAGACGCGAACGCGACCCTGACAACTACAAGGCTTATCGGTTGTACCTGACACCCAAGGGAAAGTCCTTCGTCCACCTCATTGAGGACTACTGGACCCAACCAGTACGCGAAGGCTTGCCCAACCTGCCTAAAGCAAAAGCCGCTCTTGCTGCCTATGACAACCAAGAAGCCACAGATCAAGACCTGGGGCGAAGCGTTTGACTTCACTTGGAAGACGCACTGGAAACGGATGCGTTCAGCCAAGACCAACGGAATCAACGCCGGACACGTGACCGAATATGGCGGCCGCTCGCTTCCACTTAAGCGAATGAGCTCCATGGGCTGGTGGATGGAATTCAAATCAACCCTCGAGGACGAGGGACGATCTGGAGGCACCATCAACCGGATCCTTTCGGCCGGCTCTACGGTCCTCAACTTCACCCGCATGGCGGAGCTCCACACCGTGGTGGTCCCCAAATTTCAGCGGGCTGATGAAACCGCCCAGCGCCTCACCTGGTTCACCAAGGACCAAGTGGATCGCCTGGCGTATCTCTCACGGGACCTCTACGGGGACCGCTGGGGAGACAATCTGGCTGACGCCATGTTGGTGTCTGCCTACACCGGACTCAGACAAGGCGAGCTGCTCAAGCTACGCCCGGCTGACTATGACCCGGCACTCGATAAACTCATTATCGGTGGTAAGCCCTGGAATCAGACCAAGTCTGGAAAGGTCCGCCAGCTGCCTGTCAACGACAAGATTCGCGGCATCGTAATGAACCGCTTGAACCAGTCTCGTCTCTTTCACGAGGATTGGAACAACAAAGACCAGCTTTACGCTGCGTTCACAAAGGTTCGCCATGCCGCCGGATTTACCGAAGACTACGTCTGGCACACGTTCCGCCATTCCTTCGGGACTTGGGTCGGAGCCGTCGCCCATCCGCGCACGCTGATGGAGCTGCTGGGACACTCGACCATCGACATGTCCCTGCGCTATTGCAAGGCCACTGACGAGGCCACTAGATCCGCCATTATGGCCATCTAGGCGCGACTAATGACTCTGAAAAACCCCGCGTTTACCGCTCTGCTACCTTCATTCAGTCCTCAGCCCATCGCTGAGAACCGTTGCGGATGTGGCGGAATCTGGTAGACGCGCTAGTTTCAGGTTCGAATTAGCCGCAAGGCGCTATGTGGAAGTGAGGGTCCTTCGGGGCCCTTTTTCATTGGCGTCTCGCAGATTCCACTAAGCCAACCAACTAAAACCAGGAACTAATGATCCTCGACACCTACGAGATCGACCCCTCTCCGATGGCCTCCTCACAGCTGAAATACTTCGCTGAGCTGGAAGCCCAAGAGGGCGGACGCTTCAACGTTGACGACTACGAGTACCTCCAATCGATGGCATTGAGCCGTGATTCCCTGCTGGCACTTGAGTCCTACAACCGGAGCTTCGACCTGTGAGAAACAAACTCTCTGCCGGCTCGTTTACACCTGGCAAACCCAAAAAGACGAAACAGGGCAACGGCACCCACAGCAAGCCCAACCACGGCCGCAAAAAGCGCCGCGGCCAAGGCAAATAGTCCCATCCACTACACCAACCGTATCTCTCATGGCTAACCGCTACAAGTTCGCAACCACCCTCGAAGGCTTCGTGTCTGTCGGGGAAGACTCCGGCAAGTTCAACAACCGCACATTCGCCTACGCCATCCCCCACGAGACCCTCACCCAGGTCGAAGCCGACCGGGAAGAGCTGATCAAGTGGGCCAAGTCCAAGGCTTCCGGCCGAGTCCAAGAGGCAATGACCCCTTGGGATGACGCTGGCGTCTGCAAGTACACCTACGGCGCCGGCGATGGTTCCCGTAAGCCCAAGCCCGAGCCGATCTTCGTTGACTCTGACGGTCAACCCATCGAGAAGAGCGTCCTCCTGAGCGTCCGCAAGGGCACCAAGGTGAACCTCATCGTTGATCAGAAGCCCTACGCAATGGGCCCCAACGTTGGAACCTCCATGCGCGTCATCGGCGTGCAGATCATCGAGCTGGCATCCGGCAACGGCGCTGTCGACTCCGGCACCCTGTCCGTCGAGGACGTGGCCAGCCTGTTCGGTTCTGTCGATGGCTTCAAGGCTTCCGAGCCTGCTGTCCGTAAGGCAGAAGAGACCGTCGGTGATGGAGAGTCCTACGACTTCTGATGAACAACTACCGCTCCGGATTGGAGGAGCGGATCGGAAAACTCTTTGACAAGAACGCAGTCCCTTTCCTCTACGAGGTGAGCAAATACGACTACGTGACCAAGTCGAAGTACACACCTGATTTCTTCCTGCCTAACGGGGTGATCTTGGAGGCCAAAGGCTTCTTCAAGCCCTCCGACAGGCGGAAGATGTTGGCTGTGAAAGAGCAGAACCCTGAGCTCGATATCCGGTTTGTCTTCCAACGAAATAACACCTTAAGCAAGAACAGCAAGACCACTTATGGCGCTTGGGCTGAAAAGCACGGGTTCCCCTACTGCATATTCCCAAACATTCCACAGGATTGGCTCGAATGACTGACACACCCATGAGTCTGTTAATTGAGATTGATCGTCTGGTAGCCCACCTCG